AATACCAAGATTTTCTAGGAGAAACAAAAACACAAACCTTTAGTGGCATATCTGCTCGTTGTTTTCAACATGAGCTTGACCACATGAACGGTATAGTGTATACTCAGAAGGCCAAGCCATTAGCTTTACAAACTGGTTTGAAGAAGCGTGAAAAATTTAAAAGACTTATGGCAAAAGCTCAAAAGTCTATGCAGAAGTTGGAAAAAATAGTTAATGTCAACACCAATTGAATTTGTAGATGAACAATGGGAAAAGTGGAAAGAAGAAAATTCTAAAACTGTTAACGTTGATACCGATGAATTAAAAGGTAATCTTATTACCGATCTTTCTTATGCATCTAAAATGGATGTAAGAGAATATACATTATACCAGAAATGGTGTGAGGTACATGAGAAGTATCCGACTCAAGAGGTTTCCACACTTTTTGGTGAAGAACTTCAGATGATATATCCAGAACAACAGAAGTTGATCGATAAAGTCAAAAAGAACTTTTGGATGCCAAAAGATCCCGATGACTACGAAAAGTTACAGCCTACGTTGGTTCTTGCTAACGGAGACCTTGCTGAAACTTGGAATACCATACGGACATTCTCTTCGACAATGAAGAATAATTCAAATATTGGTAGAAACCTGTATTACATTGTAGAAGATAAAGTAACCAAAAAGTATCTTGGCGTGATCTGTATTTCTTCAGATTTCTTGGATCTCACTCCAAGAGACACGGCAATTGGCTGGTCAAGAGATGTCAAGACGCAACAAGGCATGATTAATCATACCGCAATTGGTTCTACCATTGTGCCATTACAACCACTTGGTTATAATTACATGGGTGGTAAACTTTTGGCACTGTTATGTTTGTCAGATACAGTACAGAAAGACTGGAAGGACCGCTATGGAGACGTTCTGGTGGGCGTCACCACGACTTCCTTATACGGGAATACTAAGTCCAATGGTCTGTCTCAATATGACGGCCTAGACCACTGGAACAAGATGGGGTTTTCATCCGGTTCGGTAGCATTTGAACCTACCAAACCTACCATGAAAAGGGCATTTATGTGGATTAAACAACACTATCCACGAAAGTATTTTGAGTGGTGGGACGCCAAGAATACACAAGGGTTGCCACTTAAAAGGGACCATAAAAACCGGTCTTTGAATTTCATTTATTCCAAACTTGAAATACCAAAAGAATTGATTCGTACCGCACACCAAAGAGGCATCTATTTCTCACCTCTCTATACCAATACTAATGAGTATCTTCGAAAAGAGATTACCGATGAGTCTCTGGTAAAGTTGTTCGATACTACCGAAGAAACGCTTGCTTATATTTGGAAAACCAAGTATAGTAAGGGTCGTATATCAATGTTAAAGAAGAAGAATACAGTCTCGTATGAGAACCTCTTCTATGATGACTTGATATACTTGTCTTGGGAAGATACCAAGGCAAAATATCTGCCTCAAGTAGGCAGATAAGTCAAGTGTACCGCCAATACGCTTGACATAGTTGATACATAATGTTATGATATTAACACTTGCAGCACGAATAGTTCGTATGTAAGTTTTTTGTTTAATTGTTCAATTGGAGTTTATTATGAAGAACGTATCTGCCAAGCAGAAGATCCTTAACTTTCTTAGCAAGACTGAGGGTTACAACACTCTTACGACTGCACAAGCTCGTGCTCGTTTCGGCATCCAGAATGTCGCCGCTCGCATCGATGAGCTTCGCAAGGAAGGTCATGTGATCTATACTAACGTTAAGTCACGCGGTGACGGTTCGAAGGTCAATTCGTACCGCATGGGCAAGCCAACCAAGGCTCTTGTTCGTGCCGCTTATGAGTCTGGTTTTGCTCAGTAAGAGTCAAATCTAACTCTGAAGGAGACTCGCTACGGCGGGTCTCCTTTTTTTATATTTGTTGAATGGTATATTTTGGAGAACAAATGGAAATTTCGATTAAAAAAGAAGATTTACAAAAATGCAGTTTGTTCGTCGCCACGCCAATGTACGGCGGCATGAATCATGGATTGTACGCAAAGGCCTGCCTTGACTTACAAGGCGCTTGCATCCAATACGGTATCAATGTCAAATTCTCATATCTTTTTAATGAGTCTTTGATTACTAGGGCAAGAAATTATCTTGTTGATGAATTTTTAAATCGTTCGGACTGTACACATCTTTTGTTTTTGGATTCCGATATCCATTTCAACCCACAAGATGTTATCGCTATGTTGGCCTTGAATAAGGATGTTATCGGCGCACCTTATCCTAAAAAGACCATCAAGTGGCGTTCAGTTCAGGCAGCACTTAAGAAGAATCCAGACTTAGATGCTGGCACTCTTGATCGCATTACCGGCGATTACGTTTTTAATCCAGTAAAAGGAACACAGCAATTCGCCGTCACAGAACCACTTGAAGTACTAGAAATTGGTACTGGTTTTATGATGGTCCGCCGCGAAGTCTTTTCTAAGTGGGAATCGGCTTATCCTGAATATCATTATAAGCCAGACCATGTTGGTCAGGCTAACTTTGACGGCACACGTTACATTCATGCTTTCTTTGATACTGTCATTGATAGTAAACAAGGCAATATTAAAGCCGAAGTTCATCAATTCTTGAAGAAGAACCCTGATGCAACAAAGGAAGAGATTGTATCGTTTATCGATGGCCCAGAAAGTGCATTGGGTTATTCTTACTCAGATCGTTATCTGTCGGAAGATTATATGTTCTGCCAATGGTGGCGTAAGATGGGTGGAAAGATTTGGTTGTGTCCTTGGATGCGTACTGACCATATTGGAACTTATCACTTCAAGGGAGATATGCCTGCTGTGGCAAACTTTGTTGGAGAAATGTAATGTCTAAAGACCTGTCCAAAGGTCGCAAATTTGATGGTGGCAAACTGGAATACGGTTTGCTGCCTTCTCTTGCTTTAGAAGAAACTGTTCGTGTTCTCACTTTTGGTGCTCAGAAGTACGAACGCGGTAATTGGCAAAAAGTTCCCGAATCGAAACGCCGATATTTTGATGCTTTACAGAGGCATATATGGGCATGGAAAAAAGGCGAACATATTGATCCGGAATCCGGATTACATCACTTGGCTCACGCAATGTGTTGCTTGATGTTTTTATATGAACATGACGTAAAGTATTCCAAAGATGACCTTGACTTTCATGAGTGAATACTGTATACTTAATGTTCAATTTATTGTAATGGAGATTTAAATGAAATTGTGTGCTGAAACTATCAATGTACTTGAGAACTTTTCTAAGTTGAATTCTGGAATTCAATTTAAGAAAGGTAATATTATCAAGTCCATTTCTTCTGGCAAGACTGTTCTTGCCAAGGCTGTTCTGAAGGATACATTCCCTCAGGACTTTTGTGTGTATGATCTTAACCAGTTTTTGATGGTGTATAAACTCAACAAGGATACTGATGTAGATTTTGATGATTCAAATATCATCTTCAAATCAGGTCGTTCAGAGATTAAGTATCGAAAGACCGCCAGTGATATGATTATTCTTGCTCCTGAAAAGGAATTGAGTCTTACTTCTACCGAAATTACTTTCACGTTGAGTCAGGAAGATTATGCGGCAATCTTAAAGACTGCTTCTGTTCTACAGTCACCTAATATTGCTGTTCAATCCGATGGCGATGATGTTAATCTTGTGGCATTCGATGCCAAAAATGATTCGGCACATAAGAACTCTATTCGTGTTTCCGATGGAAACGGTACTAAGTATAAGATGACCTTCTCAACCGAGAACTGGAAGATGATACCTGATACATACACTGTACAGATTTCATCTAAAGGTCTATCACACTTTGCAAATAAGAGTGGTGATATCCAGTACTGGATTGCTATTGATTCAAAAACCTCAAAATACGGAGAATAAAAAATGTTATTGACTTTCACTGAAGTTGTTTCTTCAAGCCCTGTTGCCGTTAATCCTGAATATGTCGTAGCGGTGTTTACGGCTAAAGAAGGTGATTATGTTGGCAAAACTGTCATTGGTGTTATCAACGGTTCAGTTGTTGTAGCCGAAGATTATCTTGAAGTTGTAGGCATTATTACGGCTAACCTGAAATAATAATGTCACTATCAATACAAACTTCTTACGGCACATATACCGAAGATCAATTGCGAGATCTTAAACTCGCAGTTAATGAAGGTTGTTCTGTAAAGGTACAGATTAAACATCAGCAAGACAATCTTAAAGATATTGTTAATGCCACGGCTGACAAGTTTAACCTTCCAAAGGATCTCATTAAATCACTGATTGATGTTGAATATAAACAATCATATCAAGAAGTGACTGCTAAGCAGAGTGAGTTCCAAGCCTTATATGAGGCAATGAACGAGGTCAAGTAATTGACCTCTTTCTCTATTTTTTTATATATTATGAGGTGTGTGAATGAACGACCATATTCTATGGGTAGAAAAGTATCGCCCAGCAAAAGTGGAGGATTGCATATTACCTGATGCAATCAAATCCTCTTTTCAAGAATACGTAACTCGAAAAGAAATACCAAATCTACTTCTTTCTGGTACGGCAGGTGTTGGAAAGACAACAGTTGCTAGAGCCCTCTGTGAAGAAGTTGGTTGTGACTATATTCTTATCAATGGTTCGGATGAATCGGGAATCGATGTTCTTAGAACTAAGATTAAAAATTATGCATCTTCGGTCTCCCTTATGGGTGGCCGAAAGGTCATTATTATCGATGAGGCCGACTATCTAAATCCTAATACATTGCAGCCTGCTCTTCGCGGCGCAATTGAAGAGTTTGCATCAAACTGTTCTTTTATCTTTACGGTAAACTTCAAGAACCGTTTGATTGGTCCGTTACAGTCCCGATTCAAGACTATTGATTTCAAGGTCAACGGCAGCAAGGCCAAGATGGCATCTTCGTTCATGAAGCGTGTCGAATGGATTCTTACGCAAGAAAATGTCAAATACGATAAAGAAGTTGTTGCTGCGGTAATCACCAAATATTTTCCTGATAACAGGAAGATTTTAAATGAACTGCAAGGTTATGCAGTATCGGGTGTTATTGACAAGGGCATTCTTGCCTCTGTTTCAGATGTACAGATGGCCACACTGACCAAAGGTCTTAAGGAAAAAGATTTTGCTGGGTGTCGTAAGTGGGTCACGAATAATCTAGATAACGATCCTGTACGTCTATATCGAACCCTATATGATACCTTGTATGAGTCTCTTAAGCCTCAATCTGTTCCTCAGCTAGTATTAATTCTCGCCAAATACCAGTATCAGTCAGCGTTTGTGGCCGATCATGAAATTAATCTGATGGCCTGTCTCACCGAAATCATGGTCGACTGTGAGTTCAAGTAATGAACTTCATAGAGAACATGAATCTTTTTTGGGTATCTAGAAAAGAACTTTATAATTATAGCAATTCAATACCAGCGGCAGTATATGCTTTTTGTTGGCTAGATAAAATTCCTTCCAACACACAATGGCCACATGAAATAGAAGATACATTCTATATCGGAATGTCTGGTGGTCTATCTGATGAATATCTAGGTGACAAGAAGAACAAAAACAAAATTAAAGTCAGTCTAGTCACCAACTTTCACCATAGAATGAAATCTCATATGCATAAATTCGAGAATATTGATTCTATACCAGAAAAAGAACGTAAGAAGTATAATCTTTATCATGAAGTGTATACTCCACTTTCTACATACGACAAGTCTTTTTTTATTGGTATTATGACACCAAAGCCTCATAACGAAAAAGAAATTTTGAGAAATTTGCTGTCAATAACCGAACAAACACAAATATATTTGTATCACAAAAGATTTCGTAAATTGCCTTTCATGAATTTAGCAGAAAGTTCTTATGTTGGCGACACAAGAAAAATTAAAGATTCACACTCGCAAAGATTTATCAGAGAAATTAAAGAAAACAACCTATCTAAATTCATGGTGTAGAATGGCAGACTTATTCAAAGATATTATTCCGTCAATATTACAAACTAAAAAGTCAGTCATCAACGACGAAATAGACCTCAAAGATTACACTCCCTTTGTGGTCAACCGTGCATTGTCGTATCATATGGATTGCATTTTGTATGCAAACGAGATGAATCTCCGCACAGGTATGGATAAAGATATGCAATATCAATATCTTCTAAATACCATAAGACCTATGAAACGTAAGTTTCAGCCATGGCAAAAAGCGGAGGCTAATAAGAATCTTCAATATGTCAAAGAATATTTTGGATATTCTGATTCCAAAGCTAAAGATGCCTTGGGTCTACTGACCGAAGCACAAATCGCTGATATAAGAATAAGAATACACAAAGGCGGAGTGAAATGATCAATATTACAGATTTAGTAGAGGTTACACTCAAAGAGAAAGATGACTTCCTTAAAGTCCGAGAAACTCTTACCAGAATTGGTGTGGCTTCAAAGAAAGACAAAACCTTGTTTCAGTCTTGCCATATACTACACAAAAAAGGCCAGTATTATTTGGTACATTTTAAAGAATTATTCGCACTAGACGGTAAACCAACCAGTATTACCGAAAATGACCTGTCTCGCAGGAATGCTATCGTAAAGTTATTAGAAGATTGGGGACTCGTAACGATTGTCAACAAAGACAAATCAGAAACGCCGCCACCAATTTTCTTGTCTCAGATTAAGATTCTTTCTCATAAAGAAAAGTCTGAATGGCAATTAGTACCAAAATATAATATTGGTAAAAAACCTCAGACCGCTTGACATAAACTTCTCCAAGTGATATAAATATGCGTGTAGATGCCTTCGGGGTCTACACGTTTATTAACTCGCTTTTTAAGGAGAATTTTATGACTAAGTACAATTTCGCCGTCCCGTCCTGGGACCAATTCCACAAGTCGTTTGATCCATTCACTGTAGGATTTCAAGATACATTTGATTTACTGCGTGATACTGTGGAACAATCACAAAAGTCGGCAGGGTATCCTCCATACAATATCAAACAGGTCAAAGACAACAAGTTTGTTATCGAAATGGCTGTGGCAGGTTTTGCCAAATCTGATATTGAAATTACATTGGAAGGTTCCAAGCTGATTGTTCGTGGTACATCAAAAGATGATGAAACAGAAACTTTCATTTATAAAGGCATCGCTAATCGCGGGTTTACCCGTGAATTCACACTTGCTGATAAAATTGAAGTAGAAAATGTTGAGCTCGTAAATGGTATGTTGAGAATATGGTTGGAAAATTTGGTTAAATTCCAAGATTCCATTAAAAAACTTACCATTAAATAATGGTAATAAAAGCAGAGGGCTATTGACAGCCCTCTGTTTTTCCTGTATTATTATGTATTGTTATTGAACGGATTTTGTTATGCGTAAAGAACTAGACGAATTGCTTTGTAAGAAGTATCCTAAGATTTTTGTTAATCGTAATGCACCCATGACTAAAACTGCCATGTGCTGGGGATTTGATTGTGGTGATGGTTGGTACAATATTATTGATCGACTGTGTGCCAATATTAAGGCGCACGTGGATAATCATAATCGTAATGTTGAGAGTAATATTAAACATCAAAAAATTAGAGATGCTGCTCTAAATGGTGACTGGTCGCTCTTTGATGAAGATTATGAAAGACTTTATCCATCTTCTCTAATTGACAATAATAAGTATTGGACTGAAGAAAAGGCGAAAGAACATCGTGAATACATGATGAAAAATCTCATATCTGATATTCCTGATTGGCGTAAAGATACTGAATATATGAAATCGCCTGTTGCGGTTCAGGTCAAAGAAAAGTATGGAACGCTTCGTTTTTATTATGATGGTGGAGATCGCTTCATTGATGGTCTGGAATCTATGGCAGAAGCCATGAGTGCTGTAACTTGTGAAGTATGTGGCAATCCTGGCAAACTAGTCGGCGGTGGTTGGGTTCGCACTCTTTGTAAGACCCATGCCGAAGAAAAAAATTATGTTTGGAATGATGAAGAAGATGAAACGCCAATCAAAGATTAATTTTAATAATCTAAAAAAAGTTCGTTCAAAAATGAACGTAAGTGATATTTACTTTACATCACCTGATTGGGACACCAAAGATGTTGATGGAGTAATTTTTATTCCGGTTGTAAACCAAATGCCAAACGGATCCATATCTCCTCGT